ATGGTCAGGATTTATTGATATAGCGCTTTGTTTATTTACTACATCTTCTGGTGTAAAACCTAAAGAATTTTGTTTATTATTGAAAGTTGTCCAATCTGTAGAAGATATTACACCTCTATTTATTGCAGAAGCTGTTGGTACATTTAAAGTAATAACAGGAGTGGTTGTAGGATTTGCAACAGTCGAAGATAAATCTGTTCCTGATGTTCCTAATGTTAATGCTGATACATTTGTTACTGTACCTCCTGTTAAATCACTTGTTAAAGCTAATGTTCCTGATGCATTTGGTAATGTATAATTTCTACTATTTGTTAATGTTGTATCATCTAAACTTATAGCATAACTAGAAGGATTTCTCCAACCAAATCTATTAGCATTAACATTAGGAACATCAGGAACAGATTTATCTTCAACTGTTGCAAATCCTACAACCACTCCTGTAATAACATTAAATGTTCCAACAGCAAGTGCTACAAATAGAGGTGCTTTATCAGCAACAGATTGGACGACTTTTAATAATAAACAAAACTCACTAGGGTTTACACCCGAAAACGTAGCGAACAAACAAAGTGCAGTAAGTACGGATGCAAACCACTATTATGATGCACCTTACATAAACGCTTTAGTCCTTGGCAGCCGTAGAATAGTCGCATCTGATTTTACCAATACTTCTTTTACCGCAGTAAATACCACGGAAACTATTTTAAATTATCTGCTGATACCTGCAAACACTTATGGAATAAGTAAAGACCCAATTTTTTCATCTTTGGTATTAAAAGCTGGTACAGCATCTACAACATCACTTAGATTTAGAGTAAACACTAGCATTTCATTAGTTGGGGCAGCTAACATAGCTGCCATTGCTGCATCAACAGCCACAAATCTTTATTTTCCTTTTGTTAGAGAAAACATACACATTGATAGCTCAACTTCAACTTTAACATCTGCTCAAAATTCCATTAATGATTTTCCCGCAACAACAAATTTTATTAACTCAAACATAGACTGGACAGTTGATCAATATTTGATGCTTACTATTCAATCGGGGAGCATTAGTGCTGATGTTTGGACTTGCCATAAATTAATAGCCGAAATATGATACTAATAGATGCAAACGGAAACCGTACAGAAATAACGGAGAAAGAATATAAGTTGCTAATTGATGCGGCAAATGTGTGGAACAAAGAAAGCCATTTGGCAGAAATCAACGCATTGTATGAAGCGGAGTTTAATAAAAGATTAACTGACGCTGATTATGTTGGACGTTGGGAGTTGAACGCAGTATTAGCAGACCCTGCCAATGAATACTACCAAGAAGCCAAGTCTATCATTGCTTATTGGTGGGATGGTTGGGATGCAATTAAAGCCTATGCAGAAACTGTAACAGAAGAAACAGCTTTAACACCTGAACAATGGTTAGAAAATAATAAATAAATGAATTGGATTAAAATAGAAAATAGACAAACTTGGTTAATTAATATACCAAAATATCATCCAGATTCTACACAATATCTTAACTTTTGGAAAGCATCTAAAAGAAAATGTATTGAAGGATTTTGGGGTAATGATTTTGGTAAGTATAGATATATGCCTGGTCCTTTATTTTTTTATGTTAATTTTTGTAGAATTCTAGATGTTAATGAAGAAACAAAAACACGTAGAAGTATAACACCTTTTCTAAGAGATTTAGAATGGGAATTATCATATATGATGTTAGAAGCTAAAGGTTTTTCTGGGTATAAAGATGATGAAGAATATACAAGTGATATTCGTGTTAAAGAATATGAAAAAGGAAATACTAAATATAAATTTAATTTAAAACACCAAAGAGATAGAGATTGTTTTTCTAAAGATGGAGTTTTAAAAAAATATATATCACCTAGAGATAATATAAGAAAGTTACATGATAAACCACTAGGAGTTCCTTTATATTGGAATAATGCAAAGAATGTATTTATTCTAGGAAGTCGTGGTGCAGGTAAATCATATTATTTTGGATTAGGTGAAGCATTACATCAGATTATTTTCGATGGTGCTAAATATTATACAGATAAATCTATTAATAATCCAGATGAAATACATATAAATATTGGTTCAGCAGAATCAAATAAATCATCTGAGATTTGTGAAAAGATTGAATTATGTATGAATGCTTTTGCAACTGATGATGAATTGGGAGTATGGGGAGATGAGTCATCAGATGATTATAGTCCTATTCCATTTTATAAATCAATGTCTGGTACATTAGCTCCAAATAATGCTAAAAGTCCATGGGCACATAAGTATCAACAAAAAGTAAATGGTAAATGGGTAACTAAAGGAACTAAATCTAAATTAGTTCATAGTATCTATAAAGATAAACCTACAGCAGCAGCTGGTGGACGTTATACTTTAATGATTGATGAAGAGGTTGGTTTACATGAAGATGTAACTATTACACATAATAGTAATATTGCATGTACAGAAAGAGGTAGTATTAAATTTGGTGTATTAGCTTATATTGGTACATCAGGAGATATAGAAAAAGTAAAAGATTCTAGAAAGATGTTTATGGATCCAGATTCATATGACATTGTATCTTATGATGATGAATATGAGTCTACAGGAAGAATAGGATTTTTTATTCCTGCATTTTATGCTAACAACTCATTTAAAGATGATAATGGTAATACAGATGTAAAAGGAGCATTAGAATATTTCTTAGAAAGACGTAAGAAAGCTAAAGCATCTAAAGATTCTGCTAACTATGAAGGTGAATTAATGAACTATCCTATTAAACCTAGTGAAATGTTCTTGACTAAAAAAGGTAATATTTTACCTATTGGTGAATTAGAAGAACAAAGATCACAAGTAATAATGGATAGAAATAGACATTTATATTATACTGTTGGAAAATTAATATTTGATTCTAAACAAGAAAGAGGTGTTAAATTTTTACCAGATATAAACAAAGAATTAAAACCAATATTTGACTATCCTACACCAAAAAATCAAGACACTGAAGGAGCTTGTATATGTTATGAACCACCAATAGAAGATTTTGTTGATGGTAGAATAATAGTACCTGATATTTATGTTATAGGACATGACCCTGTTAACTCTGATACACAAGGTGAAGGATTATCATTAGCTGCATTTCATGTGCTTAAAATGCCTAAAAACTCTAAAAAATATGGTGGCAATGAACTTGTATTTTCATACATAGGAAGACCATATATGGGTAGAGATGAAGTAAATGAAATGATAGAAAAAGTTGCTATGTGGTATGGTGGACATGCTCGTATGATAAATTTTGAGAGAGGTGGAAACATAAAAGAATTTTTTGAAAAGAAAAAGAAACTTCATTTATTAATGACTCAACCAGCAACTGTAATGAGTTATAAATCTCAATCAGGAAGTTCTAAAACTTTATTATATGGAACACCAGTTACAAGTTTTGAACAAAAATTTGAAGCTATTAAATATCTTAGAGATTGGTTATTAGAAGAAAGAGGTATTTCAGAAGATAATAGAGTTATTAGAAATCTTAATTTTATTAGAGATACAAGATTATTAGAAGAAATGATAGCATTTGATTTTGATGGTAACTTTGACAGTGTATTAGCTTTTGCTGAATGTATCATTGCCCTAAAGGAAAAGTATAATCAATTTCAAAATGATATTACAAGTGTACAAAAACAAGATGATATATTATCATTCTTAAATAAATCTATTGCAAATAAATATAAAAAACAATATAATTAATGAGTCAATTATCAGTATTACTACCTCAACAAAGGAAAACATATAAAGAAAAGAAAAAAGATGATTTTAAATGGGCTAAAGATTGTATAGATGCTATTTCTATTAGAATGTATCAGTATAATTCTAATGACAATGAATTTCATACAGATGTTCAAAGAAAAATTGTTAATTATAGATTATATAATAATGAATTAGATCAAAGTGATTTTGAGAAAGATTGTAATCCTTTTGGATTAACAGCTGATGAATTTAAAGATACAATTCAACCTTATAATAAATTATATAATAAAATTAATGTACTTTTAGGAGAAGAGTTAAAAAGACCTTTTAATTTAAGAACTTATTTAATTAATAATGAAGCAGTCAATGCTTATACAAGAGCTAAAAATGAATTACAGAAAAAATATATAAAGCATACTTTAGATACTGAATTAGCTAAATATAAAGAAAAAATTGCACAAGAATTTGGTGATCCTGAAACAGAGGAAGAAGCTAAACAAATGCAAGAACAACTACAAGCAGAAGCAGATAAAATATTATCTCCTGAGCAAATAGATAAATACATGAATACTACTTGGAGAGATGGAGTAGAAATTATGATGGATCAACTTTTACAATGGTTTAATAAGAAGTTGAGAATTCGTAAAATGAAAAATGATGGATTTAAACATGCTCTTATTTCAGGTGAAGAATTTGCTTGGGTTGGTATTATTAATGGTGAACCAATAGTAGAACTATTTAATCCTGTTAAAATGTTTTATCATAAATCATCTGAAGTAGAATATGTACAAGATGGTTATTATGCAGGATATAGAACTCGTATGACACCTGCAGATATATTAGATAGATTTGGTGATGATTTATCAGAAGATGATAAAGAAAAAATTGATAGTCTTCAAGCTAATTCTAATTTGTATGGTATTACTGATGATTTTATTAATAAAGAAATTAAATTAGATGGTTTAAATAAATCATTGGAATGGAGAATGACTAAAGGAGCTTCTGGTTTACAGATGATTGGTTCTTATGGTGCTTCTGTATTAAATGATTTAGATGTCATTCATGTGGAATGGAGAAGTCAACGTAAATATGGATTTTTAAACTATTATGATCAAGATGGCGAAGAACAAGAAACTTTAGTAGATGAAACTTTTGTAATTCCTGAAATAGCTTCTAAAGTTAAATATACAGACAAATATGGTAATAATAAAACTAAGCATGTTTGGATTAATGAAGATGTACCTTATGAATTAGAATGGACATGGTTACCTGAAGTATGGGAAGGAACTAAAATTGCAGGAGATATTTATACTAATGTTAGACCTAAGCCTTATCAAGCTAGAAGTCTTTATAATCCTTATAAAGTTAAATTAGGTTATCATGGTTTAGTATATAATGCAATGAATGCTAATAATGTATCATTAATGGATAGAGGAAAACCTTTCCAATATTTATATTTCATTATTATGCATAAAATGAAAGAAATTATAGCTAAAGATATGCCACCTTTGACTATGATTGATATGTCTATGGTTCCTAAGACATTAACTAATGAACAATGGTTATACTACTATAAACAAGGTTTAGGATTTTATGATCCAAATCAAAACAATGAAGGTAATCCACAAAATGTAAGTGGTCAAAAAGGTCCTGCATTTGAAGTTCAGAGAAGTGTAATGCAACATGTTAATAACTATATTGAAATATTATCTTGGTTAGATGATCAAATTAATCAAGTAATGGGTGTTTCAAGACAAAGAGAAGGTGGTACATCTTCTAATGAAGCAGTTACTAATGCACAACAAAATATTACACAGAGTTCACATATCACTGAAATATTATTTCAAGCTCATAGTTCATTGTGGGAACAAATTATGACAAGTGTAATTGAAACTGCACAATTATGTTATAAAGATACACCTAAGAAAATTCCTATAGTTTTAGATGATATGTCAAGAGCTATTATAGATATGCAACCTGAATACTTTACTGATGCTGAATTAGGAGTATTTATTACTGATGATCTTAATGATGCTCAAAACTTAAAGGATATGCGTCAAATGGCAATGTCTTTTGTACAAAATGGTGGTACTATCTCAGATATGGCTAAGTTGTATAGAACAAGCTCTATGGAAGCTTTAGAAAGAGAATTTGAATCTATTGAGAAAGTAAGACAACAATTACAACAACAACAACTACAAAGACAGCCCACAAATAAATATGAAGCTGCTGGTTTTACACCAGGACAAGATAATGGTGATTGGTTGTGGGCTGATTCTAATGATGAAATGATTAAAGCTTTATATGGTAGACAACTACCCGGTGTTGATGTTGGTTATTATGGTGGTAGTGATCAAGCTGGTACTGGTGGTGGTGGGAGTTGGGAGTCTATCTTAGGTACTAACACAG